GACCCTTGGTGAACTCAGCACCATCGACGTGACGTTCACCGGTGGCGTATTCTCCGAGGACGTAACCCCGTAACCCTGGCTGACTAAATCGGCCCGACACGAAAGGAAGCCATGAAAATCACCATTCGCTACACCCGCAAAGGTGAAACGACCGAGGTGTCCACGTCACTGCTGACCGTGGTCGCATGGGAACGCAAATTCAAACGTAAAGCGTCCGACATGGGCAACGGCATGGGCATTGAGGACATCGCATTCTTGGCGTTTGAGGCCAGCAAACAACACAAGGTCGTCGTGCCCGCTGCGTTTGATGATTTCCTGGCGTCGCTCGAATCGATCGAGGTGGTCAGCGAGGAAACCGAAAACCCTACCCCCGCGGCACCACCCGACGAGGACTAGCAGAACTGCTGGTCTCGATCGGCTGGTGGCCGCCAGGCATCGAATTTGACGTGGCTGACCTATTGACGGTCACTAAGGTCATTGAGGAGCAGAACAGGCGGCGCAAATGACCAACGTAGAAGTGATCGGCGTCAAAGACGTCATCAAAGAGCTGCGCCAACTAGACCCAGAACTACGCAAACAATTCAACAAAGACGCCCGAAAAGTCGCCGAACCGATCATCAACGAAGCCAAAGGCAACTACCCGGCTAAATACCTGTCAGGCATGGCGCGCATGTGGTCACAGCGCGGCCGCCAACTATTTCCGTACAACCAGCGTGACGCGCAACGCGGCGTGGTATTCAAGATCGACACTGGGCGGCGCGCAACTAGTGTCCTGACCGTCATCCAAAAGAACCCTGCCGCAGCCATCATCGACATGGCAGGCAAAGCAGGCGGCAGCAACCCCCAAGGCGCACGGTTCATTCGACAACTGTTCGGCAGCCCGTCTCGAGTGATGTGGCCAGCCGCGGAATCCAAACAAGATGAAGTCACCAATGCCATGATGGAGCTGGTCAAAGAAGCCGCACAGACAGTAGAAAACCGAATAGTGGTCATCAAATGAGCATCCGCATACCAATCATCAGCGAGTTTGACGGCAAAGGTATTGAGCGCGCCCGCAAAGAATTTGCCAACCTAGAGACGGCCGGCGAAAAAGCAGGGTTCCTAGTCAAAAAGGCATTCTTGCCGGCAACGGCCGCAATTGGCGGTTTGGCTGTCGTCCTAGGTGACGCAACCAAGGCGGCTGCCGAGGACGCTGCCGCGCAGGCACAGTTGGCGTTGACGCTGCGTAATACGACGGCCGCCACCGACGCACAAATTGCCGCTGTCGAGCAGTCCATTAGTGCCATGTCAATGGCGTCAGGTATTGCCGACGATCAGCTGCGCCCAGCATTCGAGGCGTTGACCCGCGGCACAAAAGACATCGGGATGAGCACCCGCGACATGTCGCTAGTCATGGACATTGCCACCGCAACCCAACGGCCGCTGGTAGATGTCGCCAACGCGCTTGCCATGGCCTACCAGGGCAACACACGCGGGCTACGCACATTGACCCCCGAAATGGCTGCGCTAATCAAAGAGGGCGCATCCATGGACGAAATCATGAACGTGTTGGGCGGCACGTTTGGCGGCGCAACCAAGATTTTCGCCGAAACCGCGCAAGGCGGGTTTGCCCGGCTGTCCAACTCGATCAACGAAACCAAAGAGGCCGTCGGGGCCGCATTATTGCCGATCGTAGAAAAGGCTCTGCCTGTGTTGAACAAGTTTGCGGCTTGGGCGAGCAACAACCCCAAAGCATTTTTGGCGATCGCTGGTGCGATCGGCGCAGTCGCCACAGCCATCATCGCAGTGAACGTGGCAATGATGCTCAACCCGTTCAGCCTGATCGCCGCCGGCATCGCCCTGCTCGTGTCCGGGCTAGTGATCGCATACAACAAATTTGAGTGGTTCCGCACAGGCGTCAACGCCATGCTCAACTTCATGCTCGGCGCATTCGAGGGCTTTGCAAACTCGCTAATTGGCGCAGTCAACATCATCATTTCGGCGTTGAACTTCATACCGGGCGTCGACATACCGACGATCGGCACAATCAAGTTGCCGCGCATCGGCGGGGGCGGCGGGGCCGCTATGGGCGACCTGGTGACCGAAAACCGTGGCAACATGCCATCGGGCGGCGCATTTGCTGTTCCAGCGGCCGCTATTCCGTCGCTGGCGGTTGGGGGCGGTGGTGCTGGGGGTGGTGGCGGTTCACGCGTCTCCGTGGCTCCTAGTGGCCTTACAGGGCTAACCACGATGACCCCCGCAGCCATAGCCGCAGGCAACGCGGCAGCAGACTTCTTTGCGGGCGGCCTAGACAACCCACGCGTACGACAGGAAATCACCGTGAACGTCAACGGCGGCCTGGCCACATCGGCCGAGATTGGTGAAGCGGTGGTCAACTCGATTAGGTCGTTCAACACCGTGCACGGGCCAGCCAACATCGCCGTGGCGGTATGAGCACCGTCACCATCCCAAACGCAGGCACCTACGACCTGCTAGTCGACGTCGGCTTCCTAATCGACGGGTTCACCTTGGACGACCCCGTCAAAGGCTTGTTGGACAACACCACCTATGTGCTTGACGGCTCAACCAGTTTTGCCAGTGTCGCCGACGGCATTACCAACGTGAGCGTGCGCCGTGGCCGCCCAGACCCCGACGACCAATTCACCGCCGGCACCATGACATTCGTACTGAACGACACGCTTGCTGACGGCGTGTTCAACCCATTTGACGACGACCCAACCAACCCGTACTACGACCAAGCATTGGGGACGCCAGGACTCGCTCCGGGCCGTGCCGTACAGCTCATTCGCTACGACGCGTCAAACAACCCCGAATACCTGTTCGTCGGGTTCATCGTCAATTATGAGTACCAATTTCGTTTGGGCGGCCTAGACACCGTAACCGTGTTTTGTGCCGACAACCTGTACCGACTTGCCAACACTGGCATCGAAGCCCAAAACCCCACTAAAGAATTCACGGGTGCACGCATCAACGCGATCTTGGATTTGCCTGAGGTTGATTATCCGACGGGGGCCGCTCGAGACATTGCTACCGGCACAGTCGAGCTTGGCGGCTCAGGCCAGTACGCGATCAGCCAGGGCACAAACGTGCTCAACTATTTCAACAACATCACCGCCACCGCTGAGCGTGGCCGCATTTTCGTTGACCGTGAAGGCGTCCTGGTAAGCCAAAACCGCATTGGCAGCACCCTGTCCGGGCCATCAGTGACGTTTAGCGACCAGGGCGACGTGCCGTACAACGACCTGGCCATTGACTTCAAAGCCGATCAAATCATCAACCTGGTGGACGTTACAACCCGCGGCAGCCATGTCGCCCAGGCAGTCGACTTAGCCAGCCAAGCCGAATACTTCATCAAAGCCCTGTTCATCACCGACAGCCTGCTCGAATCCACCGTGGCCGCCCAAGACTTAGCCGACTACCTACTAGAACCACAACCCGAACCACGGTTCACCAGCGTCCAAACATTCTTTGGGTCATGCACCACCGCCGAACGTGACAGCGTCGCAATCCTAGAAATCGGCGACACGGTGCTAATCCAAAAAGAAATCCTGATCGGCGGCAGCCCGACGTTGCGCGGCCAGGAATCCGCGATCGAGGGCATTGAGCACCGCATCGATTTCGCCGGCGGGCACACCACCCGCGTGTTCACCAGCCCTACGACGATTGTTTATGAGCTGATCTTGGATGACACGAATAACGGAATCCTTGACACGAATGTCCTAGGCTGATCGGCATGGCAACCCCCACTACTCTGCCCGCCACGTTCGTCGCCGGCAACGTGCTGACTGCGGCACAGATGAACAACCTGCGCGGCGCATTCCGCATTTTGCAAGTCGTAAGCACCGCCAAAACAGATGCGTTCACGTCAACCAGCACGACATTCGTTGACGTGACCGGGCTAACCGTCTCAATTACGCCGTCTGCAACGTCAAGCAAAATTCTGTTGGTTGCTAATGTGCAGTGGTCAAGCGGTAGTTCCGCATTTGGCCCATATTTCAAGTTCGCTGGCGGCAACTCGGGTAATTATGTTGGCGACACGGCAGGTAATCGAGTCAGAACCGTGTTCGGTCAGTATGTCGGCGCAAGCACAGGCACCATGCTGTGGCCTAGTTCAATGGTGTATTTAGATAGCCCATCCACAACCTCACCGATCACTTATTCGGTACAAACTCGAACAATTAGCGGCAACACTGGGTACGTGAACCGTTCGGCTACTGACACTGATAACGAGCAATACGGTCGCGGCGCATCAAGCATCACAGCATTGGAAATCTCGGCATGATCGACTACAGCAAAATCCTGATGGCCAACTATCCAGGCACACAATGGACGTGGAACGGCGACACCTACGAAGGCCTTGACTGGCTAGACGCCAGCCCAAAGCCAACCCAAGCCCAGCTTGACGCGCTCTGGCCGCAAGTCGAGTATGACAGCCAATGCGCACTAGTTGAGCAGGCCCGTTTGACCGCTTACGAGCAACAGTCAGACCCGATCTTCTTCAAGTGGCAGCGCGGCGACGCAACCGAAGCCGAATGGCGTGAAGCAGTAGCCAAAGTCAAGGCCGAAAACCCGTACCCCCCGGCACCGTAATGACATGGCTGAAGGCGTGGTCATTGCTCTCATTAGTGGCGGGTTCACTGTTGTTGTTGCACTCATTCACAAATTACTCAAAGAGAACCGACACGACCACGGCATCGTGGCGGACTCGCTCAACCGAATCGAACACAAAGTAGATCGCCACATTGAGAACCATGAACGCTAAAGACAAGGCCATTCTCGGTTCGTATGCCCGCAGCTTCCTGACCGGCGCAATCACCCTGTACCTGGCTGGCGAAACCGACCCCGCCAAACTGTTGGCCGCAGGCATCGCCGCCGTCTTGCCGCCGTTGCTCCGCTGGTTGAATCCGAACGACAAAGCCTTTGGACGTGGCAGCCAAGAAACGACCGACAGCGGCCACTAAACCCCCATACACGGGGTTTGACGGCGTTGCTGGCGGCACAACTGCCGGGCTAACCGTCCTGATTCGCACGCTCGAGCGCGTCACCAATCAAGGGTTGTGGAACAACGGCGCATGGGGTGTGCGTGACATGAAGGGCAAGCCAGGCAATCCGTCGGTGCATTCGACTGGTCGAGCTGTGGACATGTCCTGGCGCAACGTGGAAGGCCCGCGTGGCAACGGCCCGAACGCCGCGTGGCGTGCACAACCGTATGCGTCAGCCTGCAAGATCATTGACGCGCTGGTGGCCAACAGCACCGCGATCGGGCTGGAAATGGTGATTGACTACCAGCCGCACCCGTGGGGACGCGCCTGGCGATGCGATCGAGGACGCTGGCGCAAATACGACCACCGCACCGTGTCAGGCGCACCCGGTGGCGACTGGTTCCATTTGGAGATTTCGCCGGCCATGGCCCGCAACCCCGAGGCCATGAAAACCGCATTGGTACAGGTGTTTCCACCAAATCCCCCACAACCCTGAACTAGTTGTGTAGGGTCGGTGCTACCGACGGAAGGAGCACTAAATGAACGCACTAAAAGCCCCATTTCTAATTTTGGGGTACATCGCCAGCCTTTTGGGTCTATCGGCCCTGTACGAGGTTCCTGACGCGTCTGACGAGGTTTTAGCGGCACCCCCCGCCACTATGCCCGTCTACGAATACGGCGAAATACCGCTCGAGGCCCTGGCGGCCACGACCACCAGCACCACCACAACCGTGTGGGTCGAACCACAGCCAAAATCAGCATGTGAGCAGGCTTTGCAACTGGCGTTGGACGTGGGCTGGCCAGCCGAGGAAATGGCGACGCTGGCCCGCGTGCTATGGAAAGAGTCGAGGTGCACCCCTGGCCCGGTTCTGAACCCGGACGATCCCATGACTGGCTCAAGGGGCGTCCTGCAAATAAATGGTTATTGGTGTTTGCCAACAACATATTGGCCTGACGGCTGGCTGCAAACAAAAGGACTTGTCACGGACTGCGACGACTTGTTTGACGTTGAAACGAACCTGCGTGCCGGGCTGGCGATCTGGCGCAATTCGGGATGGCACCCATGGGGTATCAAATGACCGAGAAATACGACGGCAACTGGCAAGAATCACTAAGCGAGGAGACCCGACAAATGATCAACGACGCAAGCTTCAAGACATGGCAAAAGTTCTTTGACGAACTAGCTCTAACACCTGCGGAGCGTCGTCGACGCGACCGCAACGAACTAGGCAAACGGCTACGGCTGATCGCCACAGACATGGAACTATCCGGGCAAGGCTCAGACGCGTTTGTGTTGATGCTGGCGGCCGCGGAGCTGACCGACCATGAGTAACACATTGTTTGACTATCACCTGGGCGAGCAATTGGCCGCACAAGGCATGGCGACCGCAATACGCAACGCAGGCAAAACATGGCAGGAAATCGCAACCGAGTCGGTGTTGACTGTTGCCCGGCTAAACATGACTTTTACGGCCGATGACGTATGGTCCTGGCTCGAGTCACACAGCTTGCCGCAGCCACCAAACAAGGCCGCTTTGGGTGCAGTGTTCAAGGCGTTGGCGAAGGACAATCAAATCCGTGTCACAGGCGAGTGGCGTAATAGTGCTAGACCTGAGACACATACACGCCCGCTTAGGGTTTGGCAACAGGTTTAGTTAGGAGCATCCCGACATGGGTTTCAACCCGGACAATTACGAGACAGTTGAGGAACGGCTGGTGCGTTGGTGGGCCGCATACCCGAACGCGCAGATCGTGACGACGATGGTGCACTATGACGGCAAAACCGTTGTGTTCCGTGCTGAAGGCATTGTTGATGGCCGCGTGATCGCCAGCGGTTACGCCGAGGAAGTGCACGGTTCTAGCCCGGTCAACAAAACGTCATTTGTCGAGAACTGCGAAACGTCGGCGATTGGCCGCATGATTGGTAACAGCCCGTTGGGCACAAAGCCTGGCGCACGCCCGTCTAGGCAGGAGATGCAGAAGGTGGAGCGGCAAGGCGGCAACGTGGTGCAGGCTGGCAGCGCGCTTGCCGGCATAGTGACTGAACGCCAGTTGCAATACATCAAGAAACTGGCAAAGAACCGCGGCCTGGACGACGAAGGTTTGTTTGACGAGTGTCAGTCACGGTTCAACGCAGTGCCTGAACTGCTGACTGCTCGACAGGCCAGTCAGTTGATTGAGGCATGGAAATGTACATTTGG